GATGCATTCCATGTACCCTTATATTCCATGACCGAAGATGGCAACTGAGCAGCAGGAATCTTACCGCCTGAGTCCAATGTTGCAACACCATTTGCCAAACCATATCCGTAAGTACCTACAACCTCACCATTTGTTGATCTAACAACTCCTGTTCCTATATTCGTTAAAGTTAAACCGCCTGTAGTTATTGGATCAGTTGTTGTATTTCCGTTATCTGTAACCTGCTGCAATGTAACTGATGCCTGAGCACCAATTAAATGAGCAACCTGCAACCATGTGATTTTCTTTAACTGACCTGTGATTGGATCACCTATAGTAGTTAAATCACTTGTTTGTGGATTTACATTTGTCGCTAACTGATTTATTTTTTTAGACTCCATAGTTATTTAGTTGGGACTTGACATCTGTCATTAATCAATGGTAAAGTTAAAGTCACATCTGCTCTCACACCTGCCAAATAATCTGGATCACCCTCAACAAAATATTCCAAAGGAATATTATCAGGAGCATCCCAAATATTTGAGTTATTTCTTAATTGGGCAATAATATCACCGCAAACCTGAGTCATATCAGACAATACTTCCTGCCCTTCTGTTTCCTGCAATTGCCTGTCCATAAAATAAAGACTGAATCTGAACTCAATCTGCTTTGCAAGTATATTTGAACTTTCAAGTGTAATAAACATGGCAGGATATGTCACATCTTCCTGACTCAAACGATTATAAACCTCACCAAAATAAACGAAATTAATTTGTGCGTGGTTGTTTCCGTAATCTGTCAGAGCTTTTATCGTTTGGTTTAGTGTTAGTGTTGTTGCCATTTTTCTTCAGATAAATCTGCAATTTCTTTTGATTTTTCAAATTAGCTTGTTTACTCATAACAGCATGGAGGATTATCGCCCTGGTATATATATTTAAAATCTTTATAGTATTTTTTTCCACCACAGCATGTATCATCACCTAAATAAATAGTTGAATTATATCCATCATGCTCAGGTCTTACTGTATCAATACCAGAACCTGGGTTTAAATATAGTGGAAAATTACCTTTTGATGATTGCTCTTTTAAATACTTAATTAATCTTTGTTTGTAATATTCTGCTCTTCCTTTGTATCTATTTGCAACATCAATCATGTCCTGCATAGATGGTGATTCAAAATTTTCACCTGTTTTTCTTAGCAGTCCTTTATTATAATATTGGAAACTCAATCCCTGAGGTAACTCACTTAAAACAAAGTTTACTAATGTATCAACAATATAATCATTCATCAAAGTTACTTCAGCTTGAGTCAAATTATTATTGTTTATACCATCTTGTAGTCTATTATAAAGTCCTGATCCAAGTGCAGGCAAAATATAAATATCTTGAGCTGCTTTAATTTCAGGCAATATTAATTTTTCATCTACATTATTGTGCAGTCCTGTCCTATCTTTGATAGTATCAACTGATATGAAAAGTATGTTTAAACTCATTTTATTTTCTTGTTACAATGTTTTCTTTCCATTCGTGTCTGCAAGATGGTGAATGTTTACCATTTGGTTTTGTCCACCATCCTCCTAATCTATCCCATACTGAATAACCTAATCTTGAACTCATCTCTTCAATTTCACTTCTGGAATACATTCTTTTTTTATTATTAACTCTTTGACTAATCATATACTGACAAAATGGCCTACTTGATGGTTTATCTGAATCATTAAAACCTTTTTTCCATTCATATGTATATCTGACAAGCAATTGAGTTGTTTCTGGTTTTATTTTTTCAACAATATCTCTTAATGGTTCAGTCAACTGTCTTTCAGTTATTATATTTGAATCAATACCTTCACCAATCAAAATATCTTTTACTGCTATATAACCTTTATCAGCAAGTAAACCCATAATTCTCTTAATAGTTCCTACATCTTCTTTTAAAACAGATGCAATCACTTCAGGAGTAATTCTTTTATCCTTAGAAATTAAATCTAAAATATTTGCCTGTAATTGACTTACATCAGCAAAATTTTCTTGCATTTCAAATGCACTTCTTTTTCTCCAAATAATATAATTTTCTTCATCATCACCTAAATCATCTAAAGCAGAAAAATCAAAATGCTGATCAAATTGCTCTGCAGTCTCTACAGGTTGTTGAATAGGTTGCTCTTGTTGTTGATATTTACTCATATCAATACCAAGTTTTTCAATAATCCATTCTTTTGGAGCAACTTGTAAAATTGTTGCTTCACTAAATTCAATTCCTATAGGTTCTGTTGAAAGTATTGTTAAATCTTCTGGATAACCTGCATATCCTGCCAACATATTAAATGCAGATTCCAAAAACATTTGCTTACCATTAACATATGTAGATTTAAAAATCTCATATCCGTCACGCATTTCTGTTCTTGTTCCTAATTTTCCAGGGACTGCAATACCAAATATTGACGGAGTTGTAACCTGATGACCACTAAATATATTAGTCTGGATCAATTCATCAACTCTGCCAAAGTCCTCTTTTGTCAAATCAGACTGCCCTAAATCATCAACTATTGGTTTTCTGGATGCATCATTTACAAAGGCTAACATATATTTTATACCATCAGCACCTGTATAAGTATTCTTAAATTTATTATGAACAACCCTCTGTTCTTCTGGCGAAGGTTCACCATTAGGCAATGTAATTAACTTACTTGCTGAAAAACCTGTCTTAGCATTGCCGAGAACATGTTTAGAAACCTCTATATCACTCTCAATATAATTAAGTGCGCCAAAATATGAAGGTAAAGAATAAACACCACCATTTGGTCTGTATTCCTTTAAATAAAGAATCTGTTTTCCCTGTGGCATTTTTGGATTAAATGCAGGGTATACTTCATATTTTTCATTTCTATCTTTCCAATCTTCCTTATACCAAAATTGAGTATTATCTTTATTTGTTCTAAACTTAGTATAATCACAATGCCAAATTTCTGCAACTTTACCAATACCCCATATAATTTCTAAATATGCACCTCCAAAAAGTTCTATGTCAAGACTAACCTTTCTTGAAAGATCATCAAGACTTTCACTCCTGTTTGGACTATCAATAAATGGTTGAGATTCTTCACCACCTTTCCATCCATTACCAATTATATAATGAACTTTATTTCTTACAATAGCATTATGCTTTGCAGATTTATTAAAAAGTTCTACTAAATATGTTGGATAGTCATTTCTATCACCATATTGAATATAACCTTCTCCCTTTTTTTCTCTATATTCAGGTTGTTTAGCTTCTGCAAATTGCACTAAAACGTAGTTACCTATGTTCTGATTACTTATCATTCTCTTATTTTATAAGTGTCTGTAGTTGCATATTCAGTATAAACTGTTGCTGATTGATTTAGCATCATTATACCACTTTCTAATAAATTTAAACCTGCAGGATTAGTATTTGATGAACTTACTTGCTCATAAACATTATAAGTCCATTGACCATTTAAACTGCTACCAAAATAAGTATTGGTTACAATTGAAAATTTATTATATCTGTCTTTATATTGACTCACATCTGCAGCATTAAGCAATACAAATTTAACTTCAATATTAGAACTCCTGTTAGTAAATATGAACAAATAATTAGGATTTGATAATAACTGTTTTTCAGTTAAAGTTAAATATATATATTGAGTTTGTCCTTTAGTTAATTGTATCATCAATTATAAATGCAGAATTTATTGGATATTAACAAAAATGCCCCACCTAAAAAGGCAGGGCAAATTCACCTAAAAGCACTATGTATATACTATGAACCTGCAGTTTGAAGTTGACCTGCAACTGTAGAGTTTACCTCAGGAGCAAGTTCTGGTTCTTTTGCTGTGAAAGTAAGTGTGTAACCACTTCTGTCACCTTCAGAAGTACCTGATTGAGATGAACCTGCTGTGATGTCAAGTCCTCTTGTCAATCCCATGTACCAATATTTACCATTGTTGTCTTTGGCTACAGCGACTAAAAGATTCTTAGCAAGTAACAAGATTTCGTTTCTTGTATTTACTTGAAGTTTATTCAAAACAACAGTCAACTCTTGCTGATAGAAAATAGTTCCGTTTTCAACAGATGCATTTATATTCTCAACAAAATTTGAAGTTGCTTTGACTAACTCGTATTTGTAGAATCTCTTTCCTGTATCTTTTGTGAGTGCTGTCATAACACCACCTGAAACAGTATAAGATGCTACATCCTGAGCAGCCATGAAGTAAACTTCAACTATGCCACCGAGTGAATCTTTACAATCTAATGTGTAACCTTGTGTAAGTGCACAAGCCATTTGATTTAATTTTATTTATTTAAAAATAGGGCAGTTTTTAGGCTGCCCTGTTAATTATGCAAGGATGAACTTCACAACTTCATCAGGGAATGCAATGTTCACACCCATTTTGAATTCAGATACGAAACGTACTTGATCAGCTTCTTTTGCGTAGAAGATTTCAAATTTTTCTTCTTCGTTCAAAAGATCAGTTCCGATAAACAAGTTACTCAATCTCATTGCGTAAACTTTGTTTGTACCATTCAAACCTGCAACTGCAACAACTTTAATTGTTGTACCAGGAAGAATGAACTCGCTATCAGCTTTTACATCAATTGAGTAATGGAACTGATTAGCATCTTTCAATGCAATTGTGTAAGTTCTGAACAAATCTTGACCGCAGAAGATAGTCATATCATCAGCAGCAACAACTTGAGCAGGGATTGCTTTGTAAACACCATCGAAAATGCTGATTACATTAGCAGATGTAATGCTTGACAAAGGAGCGCCAGAAATGTAAGTTGATGCATTCGCAGCAACAACACCAGATGCAGCACCGATCAATTTAACCAAACCATCAAATTTGTTGAGGTTTACGTTAACTGAATCAGTATCACCTTGCCAAAGAGCAGTTTCAAGTTGAGCAGCAATTCTCTTAGCTTTCTTTTCAGAAAACTCTTGTTCAAAAGGAATTGCATCATACATTGAACCTGTAGGCAATGCTTTTTGAAGATACTTTGCTTCCAAATCTTTAGGGCAAAGAGCTTCGTTTACTTTAATTTTTCCAACAGTCACAGTTCTTTGTGTGAAAGTTGTTGAACCAGATGCAGTAAATCCGCAAGATGCACCGCTTTGGAAAATTGCGTCTGTGTCCATGATGTTAATGGTTTCAGATGATTTAACACCTACCATTACGTTACCTGCACTCTTAATCAAAGATGCAGTTTTAGCACCGAGTACACTTGATGTTACAAGTAGAGCCTCGTTTTGTTCTGTGTAATCTGCAAGAGCAGAAACGTTAAATGCCATTTTTCTTAGTTTTTAGAGTTTAAAATTGCGTGTCTGTATTTATTAAGTCTTTCAAACTTAATGTCTTTTGTAGCTTCAAATTTGAATGATTGTGGCTTTTCAATTGGATCAGCCTGAGGCATTTTTGTAACCTCCTCAATCAAATCAACTACCTGTGAGAAACCTTGCTTAGATTTATCTTCAATTGAAGATACCTTAGCATTCAAGGCTTCGATTAATCCGTTCAACTCAGAAATCTTTGCAGCAAATTCTGCAGCCATTTCCTCCATTTTTTTGTCTTTTGCTTCAACTTCAACTTCTGGAACATCAGCCTCTGGTTTTTCTGCAGCTTCGATTTCAGTAATCTTGCCATCCAAAACAGAGATTTGAGAGCCATCAGCAAGTTGATGATCACCATCAGGAGCAAATGAACCATCTTCAAGTTTAACCTCACCGCCAATTTCGAGTGATGAAATCATAACCTTAGTACCATCTGCAAGTTGATATTCAGCAAAATCTTGTTTTGCCTCCTCAACAGGTTTTTCCTCCTGTGGCATATCTTCAAATAATGCCTTAATTTTTAGGATTGCCTCTTTTGCGTTCATACTTTATTTTTAAATGTTAATGAATACGATTATTTATCACTTATGGCAGATAAAATTTTCTTTATCTGATCCAACATCTCTTGATCCTTGCTCTTTGTTTTGCTATATTCAAAGACTCCCTCAACAGAAAATCCTTTGACTTCCCCATTTTTTACCTTCTGCCAAGTTTCATCATCCTCAACCTTAAAACTGCCAAACCATGAACCATCAGGAGCATCCTCAAAACCTTTCATTGGTGCAACACCTCTCTCCTCATCTGATATAAAACTCTCGAACATAACCACACCATCAACCTTCTGTGATGGATCATGATTAACATTCACATTTGCCTGATAACCTTTTTTGAAAAACTTCTGAGCAATCTTGAAAATAGTATCTTTACTAAACATAACATAGTAATCACCATGAGTAGCATCACTCCTAAAAATTGGAGTGTCAGCCAACATGAGAGCACCGCTAATGATACGTTTATCCTCAGAAGATATTTCAAATTTATACTTTTCTTTAAATGCATTCCAATTCCTTTGGATCGCAGGTCTATCAACTAATGCCACAAAGTTCACCTCTGCATCATCATTAATATCATCATTGATCTTGAGTTCAAATATTGGTAATTCCATGTTTATAAATGTTTATTTATTAAAATAATATCAACTTAACCGAATCTGGCTCTTTGCTTAATTGCTTGAATCCTTTGTTGATTTGTAGTCATATCTGTTTCAACTACATATGCCCTTACTGCCTGATTACCCAGAGCATTAATTGTTGACTGATTCAACTGTGTCAATTGAGCCTCTGGCAATGCAGGTGAAACAGGTGATGCAGTTCCCAATTTTGCAATAGAAGGTGAACCGCCCCCTTCTGAGTCTGGGTTTTTAATTTTATTAATTTGCTTTGCTGTACTCGCAACAATTGACGCAATAGATAATGCTGTTGATGCTGTATTTATTCCTATCCATGGTTGACCTGCTGTTGCAGGGAATTGTGCAAGTGCCTTTGCATTTGCTATTCCTAAGTTGGCAAGAATCTTACCAATTGCCCCTGCCTGTTCAACAACCAAAGATGCAATCTGGACTCCTTTGCTTTTCTCGAAAAGCTGTTTTGCTAATCCTGCTGCCTGTGCTGTTATGTCAATATAAGCAGCCTGAATTGCAGCTTTTTGCTCTTTCTCAGCCAACTCTATATTAATTCTATCCTCAGATAACTTTCTCAGTTTATTATTCCGATCTTGCTCAGAGATTAAACCTTTTTGGAAAGATTCCTCAATTAGTTTTTCCTCAGCATCTAATGCCATTTTTCTAATGTCAAATGTTTCCCTTTCTCTGGATGCCAATGCCTCAAGTTCAGATAGGTTTCTGTTTAAGAAAGACTGAGTGATGTCATTGTCAAATTGTTTCAACTGACCTGCAACCTCAGATTTTTTATTTGCGAGTTCTATTTCTGCCTGAGTTCTTGCAAGTGTACCTTTTGCATACAGCTTAACATTGTCCTCAAGTCTGGAAACCTCCAAAATGCTTTCCTCAATGTAAATCTGCTTTTTAGCCTGTAGTCTTTTCTGCTCATCTTTGATTAGTTCAGCTTCTGCTTTTCTGGAATCAAATAAAAGTTTATTCTGATTTTGCTGTGTTAATTTCTGTATTTCTAATTGTTCCCTGAGAAGGCTATTGACGTTTATAAGCTGCTCAGTTCTTTTACCTGTGTATTTCTCCTCAACATCAGCGAGTTCACCCTGTACCCTGATTCTCTCTGCTAAAAGTTCATTGTTAGCACCTGATAATTTAATCTCAGCATTTATTCTTGCCAACTTTTGACCTATCAATGCCCTTTCAGCCTTTTCGCCTTCATCTAAAACCTTTGCAAGTTTATCATTTGCTGCAATTCTTTCCTCAATGCTCAATTGCTCATTATCTCTAATTTGCCTTAGCTTTTCAGCCTCAATCTCATTTTTCTTTATGGCATTGAGTAACCTTGCCTCAGCTAAAATCTGGTTATTTGTTGCATTGGTTAATGCCTTTGCCTCCTCTAATTTCTTGCTAAAATATTTACCACTCGCATCAATCAGGTTATTTACACCATCAGCAGCTCTATTGAAAGAATCATCTACACCTGTAACAACATCCACTAATTCTTTACCAAACATTTTAGCACTCTCTCCTGCCTCCCTAAAATTTCCTGTAAGCAAATTTTTAAGAGTAGTGCCCAATAAACCTGCAGCCTCAATCATTGACTCAAATCGTTCAATGACGTTCTTTTTGATTGCCTCTCCTAATTCCTTAACATATTGTTGAGGATCTTGAAAAACATTTTTTATAAATCCAACAACCTTTTCTGTATTATCTACAATAAGTTTAACCAGATCAGAAAATACACCTGTTAGAAAATTTAGTGATGTACTAAATAGATCAGCTACCTTTTGATTTCTGCCAAGTACATCTTTAAAAAATTCAAATGCCTTAGCAACTGCAGCAACTAAACCTAAACTTTTTAGGAGTGTTCCTATTTTACCAAATGATGATGCAGCAGCCTGTTCACTTTTCTTTGCACTTTTACCAATATTATCAACCTGTTCACCAAATTCTTTAACTTTTTTGGTACTATCACCTGTGTCAACTTTGACCTTTATATTTAATTCTTCTGCCATTAGAAAGTTTTTTCAATTGCTTTTAATAAAGAAACTTTTGTTGTTGTATAATCCATAGGGTTATAACCTTCAATTGTATTTAATCTGAATAAAACACCATCTATCCAAACTAACTTACCAAAATCAAGATTATAAATATCCATTGTATTAAGTAATGCATTACAGGTTAATAGCTTACTGTCTTTATCAGTTATCTCAGCCATATAATCTGAATAGTATGCATTGAATAAATTAGTAGTTGGATATGTTGTTGCTGTAAAAAAAATCTCTTTTGGTGCTCCAAAATTTATATCATTAGTTGGACTAAATGGATTGTCAAGATGCCCAACGTAAGTATAAGTAGTTACGTTACTTAATACGTTATTATTTCCATTTTTAATTTTATATCCTGTCCTTCCATTTATATATCTTGCCTGAAAAATCCTAATATTAAAATCAATAGATTCCTCAACTCCACCTGATCCAACTTTATAAATTGCAGGATATATTTTATCTGTACCCTGTTTTTGATATAATGGACTTGCACTAAATATCACCTCAGTAGTGTCAGTATCTTTAACAAAATCAAATTCAGTATCAAATATCCTATCACCGTAACCCTCTGCATATTTCTTTCTATAGTTTTCATTATACAAATCATTGTCCTGTTTAAACTTAAATTGATAATATCTGGCATTAATTTCACTCATTGGTTTAATGCTCATTGGCTTTGATCTATCAATTTTGTTTGTCCAATCTTCTGTAGAACCACTATAAAAATCAATGTATGGTTTTATAACTATTTTCTTTTCCTCTACAGGATCATCATAAACATACAGATTAAACATTTTACAGATTGATAAAAAGAAATCTCTCTGAAATATACCCTGTGGCAATTGCTTATCAAACTGTATTATTTCTCCATAATTGATTGGTACATCAGTCACAGTTGTAGTTGTAACTGACAAGCTACCTGATGAAACACTATATTGAGTTGCAGCAGATGATACATAAATATCTATTGTATCATTAGTATTTAAAGTTGTAGTGTATTCTTTAAATAGGCTAAAATATCTTGGCAGGTATAAGACAGGAAATGTTTCTGATGCAACTTCCAATGTGTTAACCCTTAATGATATAGTTACATCATAATAATTACCTAAACCATCCTGTTGAACATTCAGAAATTCCCCATATAATTGTGCCTGTATTGTACATGGAAAAGATGATGCTCCATTATATCTGTAGGAATTGCCAACTAATGTGAAATTACCTGCAGTCTGTACTGTAAAATCTGGGTAGTTATCTGTGTTATATGTTGCCTCCACAGCCTCAGCAAAAAATGCCTGAGTTGATGTATTTGATAAAACCTTTCTATTTGTAGGTATAACAAGTCTGTCAAATAATGAATTACTCAAATATGAAAAGTCCCAAGTATATCCAGATTGAATCCTAATTTTTTCAAGCATTTCTTTAACCTTGTAACAAGGTCTAAAAGCATTGAATTGAAAATCAACTTTATCTGTACTAACATTCCCTATGTCAATTAAGCCATAAAGAATTGGACTTCCTGAAACAGGCACAGATTGATCTGTTATATTTGCTGCAGTCCATGCCTCATTATATGAACTATATGCAGAATAACCGCCACCTGTCACATTAGCTAAATCTTCTAATCTGTTATTTCCTAATGCTGAAATAAAGCCTCCTAATTCACCAAAAACTGCACATTGATATTCTATAGCTGATCCATCTTTAACGATCTCTAAGAGCCTTAAAACCCCTTTAAATATCTGTATTTTATCAATGAATATCCTACAGTTTGCAACCTTAGATGCATTGAAGTTATATCCCACATTAGGCTGATCATTATCTGTAATATTTGCATTGCCTAAATCAAAAACAAATCCAAAGATTTTGTTATTGTTTGCAGTACCTGTTATATTGATGGTCTTTGAAAAGGAAGTATTTTTACTACCAAAGTCCTGAATATCATCAATGGCATACTGAAACTCAGTTGATATTTCATCAACCAAATCCAACCTGTTATCTTCAATATAAATCTCTGTTGAAATCATCTAAACTGTGAGTTTAAGTATTTACTAACCTCAATGTCTATTTCAAAATTAAATAGCTTGTCTGCACTCGCTACCTTGTATGTGTAATTTGTACTCGCAATTGTCACAGGGAAATATGCACCTTGTACCTCAATATAACATATTGAACTCGCAACCAATTGAGCCAACCATGTATAGTCTTGTTCACTAACCCAATCAGATATTAAATGGAATCTGTCTTTATGCTGAATTGCATAGTTCAAAGATGTTTCATTATATCTGTTGTAAGCATCCACATTTTTCATCTGGTTGCCTGATAGCTGCCAATCATTTCTTCTGTATGAACTCCTCTGGAATTCGCTGCTTCGCCTATTGACCAGAGCAAACTTCATTGTGTCCCAACCTCCAACTCTATTCAGGAAATGCAGGTTATATTGCTTGTATTTAGGATAGCATTTCTGCCTGATCTTTAAAACTCTTGAAACCGCAACCCCTCTTTTCAAATAGAAATTATAACCATATGTTGATGAAGTTATTATTGTACTACCTGCCCAATCATTAACGTGAGCAGCCTGTAAATTAAAGAGATTCATCTCTCCTGCTAAACTAATGTTCGCACTAACTGTAGTTAAAACCTGCTCTCCTGAATCAACAACCTCAACCCATGCAGAATATGTACCTCCTGTTTTTTTAAAATATGTTGCATAAAAATTGTCACCATATTCAATTCCTATTTCATCAGTATCTCTTTCTGTTAGCCAATCATCACTAAAATTCTCAATCAAAAGATTATCATAATAGTTAGATAGTACCAATGGAGTATTATCATTGATTGCAAGAATATCCGCAAACAATGGTGGATAGTAATTGTAACTACTGAACTCACCAGATGCCATATTTCTGGTTATAGTTCCTGTGACCTCCTCACCTACAGCAACATTATAAGTTACCTTTAATTTGTCATTAGATGCCACCAGAATTGAATTTCCAGAAGGCTCAAAGTAATTTGTAACATATGCCCTGACAATTGGTGATGCATTGAAAATTCCAACACTACCAGAAGGATCAGGGAAAACCTTTACTGTGCTAACTATATTTCCATTAACCCTTACATCATACACAAATTTAAAATTTGTAGTTCCTGAATTTGTAGATGTTGAAACAAACCACAAATCATCATGCAGAGATGCATATGCTGCAGGACTATCTGTTATCGTTATTGCCATAAGATTTTATTTGTACAATTATATCAGCACTTAGAGCAATCTCTAATGCCTCTCTAAATTCTTTATTGAATACTAAATTAATTGCCTGATCAACATATTGCGTTGCTTTTATACCGTCTCTCTTTATCCCTCTTGCAATTGCATATGCCAAAGTTCTTTTACTTTTTGCAGCGTCAGTTATAGCAGTCAAACTTTTTCTTTTCTTTTCGACTCTGGTAATTGGTACTCTAACAGCACCAGATTTAAATTTTGCATTTGCTAACCATCTTATAATGGCATTCCTCATAGAAAGTCCAACTTTCATTGATTTAAACCTATATTTACCTGTAGTGAATTTCTTTTTTGCATTCTTTCCCCCAACACCTGAAACACCTTTATTTATAAAATCATAGTATTTATCTTGTTTTGATCCTATTGGATAACCAAGATTTAAAACAGACAAAGATTCTTTATTCTGAATAAAAGGAATTTCAATGTCTAATAATGCTCCTGTATTAATTGCTGCCGCCCTTTGCAAGTTTCTTTTGATTGCCTTGTTAAATTCCAAACCAAACTCAAATAAAACCTTTTCAAGTGCATTAAATGTGTTTGGATCAACATCATTAAATTCTGCATTGAACTTATTCACAAAGTCATCAGCAATAAATTTAGCCTGAGCCTTATTCATATATATAAATGAAGAAAATCTTAGAAAATAACTGGAATAAAAAACCCCGCCTAAAAAGGCAGGGTAAAACAACCGCTATGAAAAATTATTGTAATTGAATTAAAATTTTCTTTAATAACAAATAAGGTACTGTGCTGATATATGTATGATTCCCAACATGAATCTCAGTATATTCAACCCCATCTCTAACATATGGCAAGATCACATCTATATTACAGAAATATGCCATAACCCTATCAAGATCATCCCAATTAAACTCCATATCTAAATCCTTGAGCATCTTTGTTGTATCTGTATGGTACAAGATTTCTATTTCCATTTATCCGTTTTTAATATAATCTCTTTCTGCCTTCAAATATGACAGATCATTTAAGAATTGTATAACAGGCAAATTGTATGCTGCATCCAGAGTTATGCTTTCATGCTCTGCAACAATTTTAGCACAATACTGCCACCCATAAAACTCAACAAACCTGCTGCCTCCTCTTTGCTGCTGACTTTCCATATCCTGATCTATCTCATCGTATAACCCCTTATAATTAGAATCCAGATCAGCAATCATCTTAACATACTTAGTTACAGAAAAATAAACATCAACAAAATTTGCCTCCTGTATGTCCTGACTATAAATGCTATGCAAGGTTGCATTGTAGCGCTTAGTAAAATAACCCAATGGAGTCAATACTGTTGGAATCACCATACTCGCTGCAACTTTATGCAAGTTCTGAACAAAGTCCTTAGCAAATACTTTTGTTTCAATATATCTGGCAGTATTTACTTTGTTTATATCGTAATTGCAGATATATCTTTTTAAACCTATTTGAATATAGTCTTTTGGTTTTCCATCAAACTGAGTGATTAAGAACTTTATTTTCTGCAGTTCCTTTAATAACCTTTTATGGCTGTACTTCTCAACCTGTGACTCTGTGGTTGAGTTTATGATTGCTATTATTCGCATGGCATGACCTAATGGATTTTCACCCAATAGGATTTTCTCAAGCTGTTGATACTGAAATACATTCAGATCATTCCATGTCATCAGTAATGTATTTGATCATACCATTCTATAAATGCATAATATAAACCTACAGCAACAATAGGAAAACAAATTAACATTGCTAACGTAATCCATAGAATACTAACCATGTATTTCAGTATAATCTGAAAGGTTGATGGTGACTCTTTTTCCCATAGCTGAAAAAATCTTCTCAATAATGGATAGTCTTGGTGGATTGCCATTTTCAATTCTGTTTATTGAAACAAAGCTGATGCCTGATTTCTCAGCTAATTGTTTCTGAGTTAGGTTTTGTTCTTGTCTTGTTTTCTTTAAAAGTTCACCGATCATATTTCTGTTTGTTTGATTATTTCTGTTTTCTTTTCACCTCTGCTTTCTACAATAAATTGATACATTTTATCTGCCTTTTCTGAATCTCCTGACATTGATCCTGAAACATATGATCCATCAAGAGTTACAAAATAAGTTACTTCACCTGCAAAATTTGTTTCTTTAATTAGTTCAACTTTCATGGTAGTTGTTTTCACAAAGTCTGTTTCTTTGATTGATTCGATTTTCATAATAGTGGTTTTTGCAAATATAAATAAAATTTAATAATTAATGATTTCTTGTCTGAATCTTTTTTCTTCTTTATGTCTTTGATAGTAACTTTCTCCACGAAGTTCAGATTGTTGTTCTTGAATTTTTGCTCTTGCACGTCTTATTGATTCAGGATTTGACAGTTTTCCTTCAGAAAATATCTTAAGAAATTCAAAAACCGTTATCTTATCTTTTCCTTGTGTAACCAATTCTCGCCACCAAATGTTGGCAATTAATGCTTGATCATTATCACGTAAATGCTGCTTATTTGTCAATAAGTCAATTATAACTTCTTTGTTATGTAATTTCATAAAGAATAATTATCTTGTATTAAACCAATAATAATTGCGCCAATAATTAATGCTAAAAGTAAGTTTACTATTTCTTTTTTCATTATAAGTGATTAAATAACCATCAATCTTTTTTTCAATTCTAATAATGAGTCAATTTGATTCATATCATTTGCAAAACGATTCATTCTATCTAAATTGTTTTCTCCTTTATTAAACTTATATTTTATTTGAATTAATTGAAATAATTGCTTAGATGCATCATAAACTTCTTTTGAAGTTTCTTTACTTGGATACATTTGATAAGTTTCTCCATTTCTTGAAATAGAAAATCTTATTCCTTCTCCATTAGAAAATTTTGCTTTACAATTCATTTTGTCATGTGTGATTGTTAATTTACTTTTCATAATAAGTGTTTTTGTTTATACAGCTAATATAAACCTTTCTTTAATAATAGAACACTTAAAGTAAACTTTTTTTTAAAAAATATTACAATATTTTATAATATATTGTAAATCAATCAGTTATAAAATGGTTAAAACGGGCAATTTCACTGTTATTTCACAGTTTTTTTCATCTTATAATGCCTTTCATAGATATGCATATTGCAAACATAATGGTAATATTTGCCTACTTTTCTTTCTAATTCTTTTGCTACCATTATTTGAAGTTCACTAAAACAGTATTGATCATTGCAGAAACCATAAACAAGATCATTTGATCTCATCATTACTTGCATACTTAATTCGTCATTATTATCTATATAAAAATTAATAGCATATGTGCAGATTGTGTCTTTAGCATATTTGTCTATTTCTTTACCATCATACAATGAAATACTCGCTCTACGTGTCAGAGGATCATTTCTAAGCATGTCTATAACCTTATTAAGTTGGTTATTTCTTTTCCATTGATAACCATAGTTAGAATTGACATTTCCATTCTCATCCATCATGGTTGCCCATATCTTAGCTTTTTTAGATATTTCTTCCGCATTAGGATTACCTGACAAGTACCATTGGAACTCATATTCAGCATAGTATGAATTCCATTTACGCCATTCTGTTCTTATTAAGTTTTCTTTAGGTGTTCTTATTTCAACTAATACATTATGGACTGTCTTAGTTCCATTTCTTTCTTCACCATTTTTCATTATAATGTCATACAAGTCTTCAAATGCATCTTGAGCATTATAATATGATTTGTTGTACATAAATCTTTGATTTTCGTAATAAGTTTAATCCATCGAGGATTCTATATTCTTCTAAGTAATATACTTTTTTTATTCCAGATTGAATAATTATTTTGGCACATTCAAAACAAGGCGACAAAGTTACATACAATGCCGCCCCATCTGAATTGTTTGATGACTTAGCACATTTTGCTATTGCATTTGATTCCGCATGAAGCACATCTGGTCTTGTAGATCCATCTTCTAACTCACATACATTAGGAAAACCACTAATTGTCCCATTATAACCAATTGCTATAACGTTATCTTGATTGACAATTAATGCTCCTACTTTTTTTCTTACACAGTAAGAAGCTTGTGCTACATTCAGAGCCAAATTCATGTAAAATGTATGCTTATTTTGCATTCTTTACAAATGTTCCATTTTCCATTTTACCACTTCTCTTTGCAATAACTTCATATGCGCCATTAATGCAATGCTCTATTTTAACTCCCCCAAGATGAGCAAGATTTGTTAGAACAACAACGCAATCTCCTATTGCATCATTAAATTCTGAATGATCATTTTTTAAAATAGCTTTTGCAAGTTCACCTGCTTCTTCTTGTAGTTTTACGAATTGAGTCTTTACATCGCCTTTTTCATATAATCCTCTACTTCTTGCCCATTTTCTTATAGGTTCAAATTCATTAGTTAATTCCATATTATTTACGTTTTAATACCCACAATGTATTGCGAGATTGTTCAGGAAAAAATGGTGCCATAATTACGCTAAGCAAGTTACTATCATAGTATGCTTTTAATTCTTCAAACATTTTAACTTGCCAATCATTTAATAGATGTTTATAATCTTTAATTGAAGCAAAAGTTCCAAACTTTTTTTCAATATTAAAATATTTTTCTATATGTGATTGCAATTCAAAATGATTAAATTCTTGTACAGCAACACCTCTTCCATCTCCTGAATCATATGTATGATTTCCTGCTGCTCCTACATTTTCATCAAAGTTAGGAGTACTAATGTAATATGTAGCATTGTCATTTCCGCAATCTTTCATGTTTGAAAGAAATGCATCTATATTCTGCTTACCAACATGTTCAGCAACTTCAAATGAACAAACCTTGTCTGCTTGAAATTGCTTGTAATCCATAGATGGCACTATTAAATCATCAGCATAAAATTCTGCCCATTCTACTGGTTTAAATTTTTCTTTTGCTGCTTCAATAGTTTGCTTACGAATATCAATTCCTATGTATTTCTCACATTTGAATTTATTTCTATAAAATACTTCAAGCATATTTCCTTTGCCACACCCAAAGTCTACTACTGTTTCACCAATTTTGGCTTCTTTAACAATATGTGACCATCTTAAATAATGTGCAAATTGATCTCTGTGAAATACATGCCTTTCAAATGTTGAAACAGGATCTAAATCTGTCGTGTTATACTTTTTCATAATGGTGGTAAAATTTATTGAGCTAAAGTTACTTTAGTCAATTGTTTAGAAAATAGTTTGTTATTAGATTTTACTTGACAATACTCTTTGTTGTCTTTTTTACTTGTGTAGATTTTTACAACTTCTCCTACAATTGTTGTTTTAGGTTTAGAAAATGATTCAAACTGAACATTTGCGCCGATTGTGATTGTTTCCATTTTTATTTGGTTTTGTTTAAAAAATCGTTCATTGATGAAAGATAGGCAACTGCATCAAGCAAATTATCTTCTTTATGATTATAAGATTCTCTTGAAAGTTTTAATGCAATTAATGCCTTATACATTATTTCGGCATCAACATTTAATCCTGTCATACCATTTAAAATCTGAGCTGCTCGTTGCATGCCTTCTTCAAATGGTCCATATTGTCTTTGTTTTTCTTCTGTACGCTCATATACTATCTCATGAGCCTTCTTTAGTATATTATTCATGTAATAGGTTTATTACGCAAATATACTAATTTCTTGAAAATACACAAGAATTTTATAAAATTAATTTAATACAGTATAATTAATTGATAATCAATAACTTACATAAAGGAATATCTTCCTCTTGAAACATTATCTAATAAGTTTAAGCATATATAACGTGTAGCATCTATTGCGTGATTCATAAAATCTACAGGAACATTTTCAAGTTTTCCATCTTTACTTTGTTTCCATTTATATGCATTTAACTCTTTTTTTAAATTATGACTGCTTTGAGTCACATTTATTTTATATCTTTTTAGAATATTTATTGATTGCCTAATACTATCATTTCCTTTTTTTGCAGGTTCTACAAACCAACCATATGATTGTAATTCAGCAATTGACTTAGGTTCAGCAGAATCCGCAACAATAGTTCCTGATATATTTAATTCTCTCATTCTATTGCTTATATCTACATTTAATAATCTTTTTTCATAAATTAATTCGTCTAAAACTATTTCTCCATTTTGATTATACATTGCAATCAAAGAAGTAGGATCATTTGTAAATCCAAAGTCTAATCCATAACCTATAAGCTTTGCATCTAAACTAACATTTGGTATAATATTATAATCTCTAAAAATTACTCCTTCTAATTTACCAGTTAATCCTCTTGCATAAACTTTCCATAATTCTGGATCTTCAATTGATTCAATTTTGTTATGAATGTTCTGATCTAAAAACGTATTATGACGATGATCTGAAATTATTAATGTAACATTTTCTTTACCTATTAAATCACTATGTACCCAAAACTCTGTATTTGGGTTATAATCTAAATATGTTCTTCTTTTTGTTCTTAAATATAATTCATCAAATATTGGCTTAGGTATTCCATTAACCTCATTCATAAACAAATAATCACGTTTTCCAGATTTAGCATCTTGCCAATCATCATAACTTTTAAACTCTATAATAGAACCATTAAAAAATGTAAATACCCTATCTGACTTATTATAATTATTAATGTATGCTTGTAATATTTCACTTGATGAAAGAATAGTTTCAGCATCTCTTAATGCACCAACTTTTAAATTTGGAATATCTTGACCAACAACAGTAATAACTTGATTTGGTTCTTCAATAGCATGCAAAAATAGATTCTGCATTATTGCATAGGTTTTACCTGAAGAGGTTCCACCTTGATTAATTATTATTTCTGTTTTAGCATCTCTATTTGCCTTAAAAACATCTGTTGTTTGAAAAATATTATTTTGTAACATCTACATCTGTTTCTCTATTTGCTAAAGGAACTTGACTTGAATTTATAATAACTTCAATTTTCCCTTGTAATTGACCGTTTACATTTGCATCAATTGTTTCTCTTGGCTTGCCAAAAGTTCTTGTTAATAATGTATCTAAAGAATATAAACTACCTTTTTTTAATGATTTTATAATTGAATTCGCAACAGTAACTTCTAATACAGTTGCCTCAGGATTTTCTGTAACTTCAATTAATTCATCAACAGTCATTGAAATTAATACTTGTATTGCATCATTAACTTCAGATAATTTATAACCCTGATCTTTTAAATTTGAAACATATTTTCTTGGTCTGCCATTCATATTTCTTTTTTCATCATACCCTTTTTTAAAGGGTTTTAAGTTTTGTTCATTTGCCATATATTATATTTTGACAAATTATAAAATTATCTACCTTGACCACGATAATTTTTTTCTTTTTTATCGTGTTTATTAAATGCTCTTTGTGCTTTGCCTTTTTTTCTTTTACCAAAGGTAACTTTTATTTTATCTGCTGATCCTTTTTTCATCTTACATCAATTGATAAATCTTTGACCATTCTGTGGGAAGTGTAAGTTGTTTGTGTACCCTGTATCCTAACTTTAAAAAGAAATCATCCCACTCTTTTTGTTCTTTTACGTTTATATGTCCCCACATTTCATCATTGGCAGTCTTTTGACTTGTACTGCTGAACAGAATCCATATAGGATTGATCTGCTCGAATATCAAAGCAATCTGATTATCTGTCATATGCTCTGCAGTTTCAATAAACATCAATATATCTGTTTTTGGCAGTTTGCTTACAATCTGTAATTCAGGTAAATGTATCTTTAAATAATCTTTATGAGCCTTAAATTTCTCGAATGCATAAACCTCGAACCCATGTTCAATTGCTGCCTTTGCATATGCCCCAACTCCACAACCATAATCCAGAATCTTTGAGCCATATCCATTGAGTTGAGCAACTGTATTTCTTGCTAAATCCATGAATGCAGGATTGTCTAAACTAATCCCCATTTTTAATTCTGTTTCCAGAAATTCTTTATCAGTACATTTTGCCATAAATTTCTATAAATCTGTGATGTGTTTGTTTTAGTAATTCTGTGTATTCTTTTTTGTCACCATACTTTTCATGGCACATTCTGCATACTGCCATCAGGTTTTCGATCTTGTCTTTGTCTTTGCTGCTACCCATCCCCCGACAATCAATATGATGAATGTCAACAGCTTTATTACCGCATACTTCACAGCCAATAAAATCTTCGATTCCATATCCAAAATATTTCATGTAAATTTTAGTGTGCTGCTTCATTTCGTACCATCTTGTAAAGGTTCATGCACTTCAGGCTCTATTCTCCTGTAATGCTCTGACCATAAAATTTTAGTTAAAGTTATTGATTTTTCAACAACCTCCTGTTCTGTTGCTTCCGGAAATAATATGTGAAATACTTCATGGATGACAATCTCTAAATGTTTACGGGATTTAATCGAAGGATCAATTTCAATTAAGCCATCAGAATGTGCAATACCCCAAGCTTTTTCTTTTCCAAGCTTACGGTATTTAATCCTGATCTTTGGCTTTCCTTTTCTAAGCAGCAACGTCATCTTTCATTTCCATTAAATCGGGTCTTTCTAAATCTGACAAATCTATTTTATGATTACCTCGCACCTTTGCCAATGCCCTCCTGTATATTTCCTCTTTCCTGTATAACTCCTGCATTTTCTTAATCAAATACACTTCCTGTTCTTCGATGCTCATTTTATTTATTTTTTTAGGTAACATATTATTTGTCGGTTTTAGAATGAAATTTATGGCAGGTATTACATTTATACTGAATCTTTTTAACTCCTGATGCTGTTGTTCTTCTCATACTTACAATAATATCATCTGATCCACATTCAGGGCAAGTACCTCTGTCAGCACCGAATAAAACCCCATAATGACTCTTTGGCTCTATATGATTATTAAGGTGTTTGAATACTTTTTCAAGTAATACAACATCCATTTTACAATACTTAATCATTTTCTCCATTGCCTGTTGGTCGCTTTCCATTAATATGGATTTCCACAAATCAAACTCAGTCTTTATCTTTTGCCCGATTCCTAAATACTTAGCAATGTAATTAAGCCTGTTTGAATTAAACCTGAACTTGGACCTCGCAACCTTTAGAGTATCAATAGTTGTATATTTCGGGAACATATCAATACCATGATACAAACATCTTGTCCTAATCCATGCCAAATCAAACTTATCGCCATTATGCCCAACCAATTCAGTTGCCTGATTAGCCACCTCAATGAACTGTTGAAGCATTTTCTTGTCACATTGTTTCTTGTCCCAATGCAAAGAATAAATTTGCTTTTCTTCCTCCCACTTGTAACAAATACAAATGATCGCTCTTTCTTTTATAATGTTAGAGTAATCAATGTTTTGTTTATAACCTGCTGACCAAAACAGTCCGATGTTTGGACTTGTTTCGATATCAAAAAATAATCGCCTACGTTTTGTCGGCATAAGGAATGTATTTTGTTTTGCCATTTTCTTTTATGGCTCTCAATACCTGCTTCCGCTGCTGACCATTTGATTTGAAAGATACATGAACCCAATCAGGTTCAATATTATTCCCAAATTCGTAAATCAACTGATCGAAATTAAGCTTTTCTTTTATAAAATTAAAAATTTCTTTATTTGTGATTTTTGTGCCTTCCATATCAATGTCAATCGCTTCGCCTGTACTGTGCTGTGAATTGGTTGCACCACCGATAGCTGCATTCAATGATTGACTTCTATATCCTGAACTTATACGTATAGGCTGTCTGAAATTTGCACGTATAGGCTCGAAAACATTTTCAGCTAACTTTTTAAGGTTAGCAATGTGCTGTTCAGTTGGCATATTTGAAATGCCCCTTCTCTTGGCTGATTCTGATCTGATGACCTCAGCCAATTCAAGGTGTTCACTCAGTTTCATTTCTTAAATATTTTTTCCGCTGTTGTAAGTCCTAAATATCCTGCACCAATGAAAGCAATCGAAGTAACCAAAACATCACCACCTCTGTGAAACAATTCAGCACAAAGACTGACTGTGCAGAGAAATCCGCACAATCGCTTCATGCTTAATCTGTTATTATCTTCGGTAAAGAATTGCCTCATTTCTTTTTCTCGCTTCTAATTTTATAAACGTTATAAACAATTGTTGTTATACCGACTCCAATGGTTACTATGTTGCCCATTTCAGATAAAGTAACGTTTGCAAATATGTTTGTCAGGATTGTGGCAAAGCACATTCCAATACTATTTTTGTCCATCTTTTATTTCTTGTAATTTACGTTGAGCCCATTCGATACCTGCTTGCCCACCCCATGCATCTACAGCTAAACCTCCACAACCTTTTGAATATGGGACATCTTTATATTGCAAATGTCTTGCAAATGCCGCCATTCTTGCAATTGTATCTCTTGTAATATTTTCTTTTCTTGCTAATTGATATGCTCTGGCTTTACCTACAGGAGTTAAGCATGATCCCCATCCATTTTTTTCTGCCCAATCTATTGCTCTTTTTGCTGCGTTTACCGCTGATTGTGGATAATCATTGTAACTGTCTGCCATTGCAACCCTGATTGCTGCCCATGCTCTGTGTGCTTTTTCCTCTGAATCGTAAATACATGATCCGTTACCAATTCTGTATTTTCCGTTTGAGCATTTTATAACAGGCATTTAGATCAGTTTATTATAAATGCTGTTTCTTTTAATATTTATCTGTTTAAAATTAAAATTGCTTTGGCAATATTCAAAAAGCTGCTGTCCTAACTCCACTCGCATCTGTGGATCATTTAACAAATTCTTTATATGCCTATACCAATCAGATTGTTTTTTAACATATAAAACAGGAAGGTTTTTATATGGGTGGACATCAGAAACTATAGCAGGGTTTTTCTTTGCTGCAGTTTCTAAAACCTTAAGATTACTTTTCATTCCGTTAAACTTTGACTCAACCAAAGGAATCAAACTTACATCAGAGTCTGCATAGGCGGCCATATATCTCTCAATTGGTGCATACCTATAAATGTGAGTGTCAAGTTTCCTACCTGCTGAGAAATAATAGCACATATTATTCCAGACTTCGCCTTCGCTTTCATTATAACCTGCAATGACCATTTTTACATTATCACCAATTAATCTCTTTACAGGTTCTTTAATGATCTTTAAATCCTTTTCATGTGTTCCTGATCCTGACCAAAACAGTCTAAGTTTATCAGATTCGATTTTATTGTCCATAAATTGCTCCTCTCCATATGGTAAAGCATTAGGCAAAATTTCTACATTCTGATTGTATTGATAAATACCATCTGCAAGTCTTTCATGAGTACAGGTACATAAATCTGCAATCTTTATATATTGAATTATTTTATCAGTTATATTATTTGCCTCATATCTATTATAAAGTATATGAGTTGCATTAAGTTGCCAATAATCATCATTGTCAACCACTAATTTAAAACCATATTTATTTCGCCAATCAATTATCTGCTGAATGCTTATATCAGCCAAGAACCTATTCATAACAAATATATCAAATCCCTGACTAACTATTTCCTCACTAAGTGTATCAGTTACCAAACAATAATCTTTCTGCATATGTACTAAAGGCAGCATTATTCTGTGATACCCTACACCTGAAAACTTCGATGTTATTGCAAGTATTCTCATTTTTTTGGTCTACCTTTCTTTTTAGGTTGTACAACTTCATGTACATCAGATTGTACAACTGGCAAATCCTGAACTTGCTCCTGTGGCAAACTTAAATAATATGCATATAATCTTTTGAGCATATCCATAACACAACTACTGCACCATTTCGTTAAAACAAAGTTTGGATCAAGATAAAGTTTATAAATATGCTCATACATATTTAATAATTGAATATCTAAATTTCGTACATAACCATTTTGTACTGTATGGAAATTTCCTATATATTCTTCAAGGTAATCTTTGTGTTCTTGTTTCATGATAGTATTTTATAAATTTTTAAGAATAACATTCTCATAATTGGAGCAAGTGATCCTGCAGTAAACATATAAGCCATTATTTCTGTAATCTCTACAGGCAAAAAATAAAGTGCCAATGCTATCCATGCTGCCAAGCAACTCGCACAGTTAAAAGGTTTAAAATCTAATTTCCACTTTTGATCAAATCTATGTATTTCAACAAAGAATATTGAAAACATTAAAGCTGCAATTATTATCATTTTCTTATTAGTTTTTTTAATTCGTTTTTAGTCTGGTTTAAAGTTCTTATTATGCTCATATATGGAATCCCTGTCTGTCTACTCAACTCCTTTGCGTTACACTTGAACTCAAAAGCATAGAGTCTTAATATTTCCTTTTGATACCAATATAATCCCTCAATATGTTGCATAACATTTTCTGATACATCAACTTCTATTTCATCTGCTTTTTCTATAGGTTGCCACTCTACAAAATCTCTGTATTTTTTAAAAAATTTTTTATCTGTAGATCTTACAAGATTTAACATTATACGCACCATGTAAAATCTAATCTGTTTTTTTTCATATAACTCAATAACTTTTTTTTCATCAAGTTCTGCTATAATTAAAAACACTTCACTTTTTAAATCATCTTGTAATTCAACAGGATGCATTTTTTTAATAGCTTGATTAACATCATCACTATTCCACAACTCTGTTAATATTGCATTTTTGTCCATTTGTTTAAAATTGGATTTAAACCTTGTTGTGTACATATAAATGCAATACCACCGCAGTCAATTATATCATTTAATCTATCTATTTGTTCTTTACTTAATCTATCTCCTATTTTTTTAACCTCTATTGCAACATATAACCCTAATTGATTATATCCCTGTAAATCTGACCATCCTTTTTCTATTGTTCCTTTTCTTCTCCTGACAGGTATATTGTTGACTCTGTTCAGTCTCATTCCAAGTCTTTCTCCTTCCATTTTCGCCCATTTTGTTAGATCCGAAGCGGTTAACTCCTTGGATAATTCCGCAATATGGGCACTCTTTTTTGCCATGTTTATTTTTATAAACAGTTACAGTATAAAATTTAAAACAGGATTTACAACGCAATTTAATTATTTTTTTAATAAGTTATCAAAATATTCAGCTACTGCCATTCTTCTGCAAGCTAATTCCATGTATTCATCATCTTCTAACAACTCATTCATTTCTTTTTTTTCTTTATATGAAGCATATAAGAATTTCTTTTTTATTGCTTCTTCTGTTCTTTTTAAAGTACCTTCAAAATCTGTTATTAAGTTTTGTTTATACAAAATATTAAAACATCTTAATCCATAAAATACATGCTCCCAATCTTTGTTTTTCTTGTAAATATCCATTGACATTTGTAATATTTCATCATCTGATATTTTTGGAGCTTCTATTTGCTTTTGTTCTACAGGTTTTTCTTCAATCTTATGTCTATAAGCCCATCTTGCATATGATGTCATTAATCTTGAAAGATATAAAGCTGAAAAATTTTGATATGTTTCAGGGTTTTCATCAAGTTTGTTTTTAATCATTAAATCAAAAGCTAATTTGAACTCACCAATCGGTAACTGTCCATAATCAACTTTCATCATTTGACTCATGTATTTTATTTCAAATTCTGATGGTAATCTTTCTCCTTTTACACCTAAAAGAATCATTGCTTTTGTTATAATCTCAACTATATCAATAGTTGATGAGTCCATTAGTTTTGGAGTCTTCTTGGCCTCCGATAGAAGCTCTAAGTCTTTCGTAATAGTCTGCATATATTTCCGTTTTTGTTTTTGGTGATTTAAAACTATTGTTAAAATTAGAATTATTTATCCAAACAGCTAACATTTTTTGTTTCCAATTTTTTACTGGTTTCCCTTTGCTATCATGCCAATTAGCAGTTTCATAATATTCAAAGGCTTGTTTTGCCTTTTCTACAGTTGATCCTTTTTCTATAAAATAATCTTCAACTTCTAAAACTGTTGGCTTCTTTAATCTCTTATTTTTATTTTCATTTATATTTTCATTTTCATTTTCCATATGCATAGGCATATGCTGTTGCATATGCTCAGGCATATGCTTAGTTTTTGCATTATTTCTTCTTGAATTGGTATAATTTGACCTCTTTTCTGATTCATCAAACATTCTTTTATTGATATAATACCCATCTACAAGTTCAAATTTATCATATACATCAGGTGCATATGCTTTGCATATGCTTAGCATATCCTTTTCTGTTAACTTACCTTTTTGATGTTGCAAACATAATAACCTTATGTACATTCCAACTTCTTCATTTGTCATTGAAAATGTTCCACTTAAAAAATCACTTGTATAAAACAAGACTGCTGGATCTTTTGCCATAAAATAAAAATCCCTGAATGGGATTGGAAATGCAGTTCCGCACCCATCAGGGACATTAATGTTTTCTTATAGAAGGCTGCATCCTTCGTATTGCAAATTTAACAATTAATTTCTAAATTACCATGATTAATTTTTAATCTACCTTCAATAATATCTTTACATTGATTATATTTTGATGCAAAAATTTCATCTACTTCTAATAAATTCTTGCATTTTTTAACAGAACTTATAACTGTAGTATGATCAGCATATGTAGATAAATATTCACCTATTTCTTTGTAACTCAAATCAGTATATGTTCTTAAAAGTAAACATACACAATGTCTTGCATCAGTAACTTTTCTGTGTCTTGTTTTTAACCTACAATCTGTTTCAAAAACATAATTTACACTTGCTATTACTTCATCAGCTGGCTTATGTGTATAAACAGCAGTTCTTTTAGTTAATGGATAATGTTCTAAAAGACGCTGTAGTTTTAACATGCTTTCTTCATGTTCTTTTATAATACGGGTAAAATCATTAATAATATTAAGAATAGTATTACGAGTCACTATATGTGTCCCTATTTGATTCTTTAATATATTAGAATTAATTCTTAGTTCATCTACATTAATCATAAAAATAATTTAAAATGGTAAATCTGATTCTTGTTTTTCTTCTTTTACTTTATCATAAATAACATAAAAGTCATTTCCATACTTGTCCTTTTTTTTAGATAAAAAACATACATATTTTTTGTATGAATTTTCATCTTTTAAAGCAAGTTCAAGATATTCTCCGTTTTTACCTTGTTTTTTAGTTAAATAAATTCCTTTAGCGAAGTTCGGTTTCTGTAAGTTCTGTTCCATTTGTTATTTGATTTAAAAATTTAGCTTCCTTTGTTGGGTTCATATCCCAGTTATCTAATGTAGTCATTAATTCCTGAAATCTATCCTCTGAATACCATATATGATGGTAGATTTTAGCAACAATAACCATTCTTTCTTGTGGGGGCAGTTGCTGATAAGAGTTCATAATATTTGCATTTTTGCTTTTTCATAACTAATTAAAGTGCGTATAGCGTCAATCTGATGAACAGCAGCAGCATTACATCTTTCAAATCCAGTTTTCAATCTATTCCAATCTTTTGCTTTTGCTTTAATCATCATATTAAATGTTGATGCTGAATATTTATCCATTATTTCAAGATTTACTTTACATTCAATATCAACTACATCATCAATTTTAAATTGACATTCAGTCATATATTGTCCAGATCTTGTCATTAATACAGATAAATTATTTAATCTTTCAACCAATTCTTCAGGTTCTTTTGGTAGTGGTTGCTCAAGATATTTTAGCATTCTTTGATAATGATCATTGTATTTTTCAAGCATTTTTTAAAGTTTTTTTAATATCTGTTTGTGAATAATTTAAACCCATGCTTATTCTATCTTTATCCTGAATTTGATTCATTTGCAAATTAGATAATGCTTTATCATATTCAACCTTAGTTTTAATGCCTTCAATTCTAATTGCTAATTGTTCTTTTTGCCTTTCTTCATATGTTGTAGTTTCTAAAAGAGTTAGCAAATACATTCTGCTTTCCTCATTTATTTCTTCAACTCTATTAATTGCTTTTTGAACCTCATCAGCTGAAGCAATACCAGCATCAATTCCAATATTCGCCATTGCACAGGCTCTGCCAACTGCTGAAGTTTCTGCATTCTCTAAAGCTGAAGTATGATTCACTTCTCTATAATTGTCTGATTCAATTTCTTGAGCCAAACCTGTATAAATATAATCTCTTTCTGCTCCATGAATGGTGAGTGTTGCTTTAACTACCCACATTTTTCGTTCAGGATAATACTGATAGTCAGAATTAATGTTGTACTCATAATTCTCATTGAGCCATTTGATTCTTTCATGTACAGGTACATAGTCCTTTCCTTTGATTTTTACTGTGTTCATTTTAAGTGGTTTTATTTAAAAATTGTTTTCCTAAATCGTTTGACCATTTAGCGCCTGCAAAAAATAACATAGATAAATCGTAATTAGTTATTTCATCCTGAAACTCAACTGAAATAGTTGTTTCATTATGCAAATAAATTAAAACTCTATCTTGAAATTCATCCTTTATTAAGGATTGGCAACCTAATGGTAAGTAAATTTTATTGTTGCTCATATATGTCGTTATTTAAAATGATACAAAGAGAATCTAACGCATTTTGTGAAATAACTTTCAGATAATGATGAAATGGAAGTTGCCCTAAATCATGATCTACAAACCAACCGATTGGTGTTTTGTAAATAAAGGCAATGTCATTGTCTTTAATTAATTTAAGAAGTTCTTTTTCTGTGAGAAAACAATTGATGTAATCACCTCCAATGAGATGATACACATCACTTTTGATGTGTTTAAGTTGCATAAATAAGTGGTTTTAGATTACAAATATAAATCTTTATTTAAAATAAAAAAATATATTTTAAGCTAAAAAAGAATGCCCCTGTACTTACAAGGGCAATCTTAACCACCTATTACGAATTGCAAATATAATAACTAATCCTGATATAAGTAAATAAAACCAAAGTTTAAATTTTTTAACATTTTTATACTTTTCTTGAATGTTATTTAAATCTTTCTTTAATTTTTCTACTTCTTTGAAATGATTTTCTTCATGTTTTTGATAATCTAAATGAAATGATTCCATCTGTTTTTGATGAGCAATTTGCATAGATTTAATCCTGGCAGTGTTCTCTTGAACTTTAGTCACTTCTTTTGTCAGAGTAATAGTTTTACTTGGTGGACAAACAAAAGTGAAATTTGAGTCCTTAAAATGAACCACAACAGTATCTGGTAAAGATTCAACTGTATCAATGACTAAAACCTCTTTTATTTCTTCTTTGACAGGGAATTTTTCTGCACAGGTTTCCGCAAGTTTTCTTTCAGAAAGGCATCCTGTTAGAAACAGACTACAGATCAACAGATTCCTCATCTTGCTTAAATTCAACTCCTGTTAACCATCCCTGCAAATACACATGAATTTCTAAACCATCTGGGTTGAGTACCTCAATAGGTTTAAATTCAATTTCTTTTTCTGATAGGTCTTTAATTGCTGCATTCAGCTTTTTGATAGCATCCTTAGTAAACTTATATTCACCTTTTTCATTAAGAACAAGATTACCTTTATCATCTACAGATGCATTTTCCAATCTCAAATCTTCAAGTTGCTCCTGATAGGAATCAATCAAAGGTTTAATCTTGTCATAAATTTTTCTGAGTTTCTTTTGGGTTTTGGTAGTTTGATCACCCATGTTGGCTGCCAATAAATTAGCTGTGATGATTAAGTCTTTGTAAGTCATAGTTAAAATTTTTACGAATTTAGATATTATTTTGATTCCAAGGCAAAGGCAAGTTGACAATTGGAGGATTTTTTTGGTTCTCAATTTGCATATCTAAAGAAGAATCCAAAGCCTCCATGTCTAAATTAGCCTCAAGCCATCCGCATACCTCTTCAAAAGTAAGCTCGCTATAAGGTTTAAATGCCATTGGGTCTGGTGCTGCACAAGTCATAGCTCCATAAATATCCCCATAATAAGTTTTATCCCCATCTATTTCCTCGGCATCTCTACGCCAATGTACGGTTTTTACTACATCTGTAAGTCCGTCCTCGCTAGGTGCGGTATCCATTGAGGATATAATCCAAAATTTTGTATTCATATATTTTTATTTATAAAGGAACTGCAAATGCTAAATAATAAAGTGTGCCATCTACCTCTACCTCAAGATAATTTGTTGTACTTGTTGATACGGTTCCACTTAACCTTGCTCCCAATTTCCAAGGCTTTGCCGTACCTCCACTTGGTGCGCCAGTTTTTATTGACCCACCATTAATTTCCACATTCCCCCCACTCGTTATGCGCATTCTTTCGGTATCACTACCAACTTTAAAGTACATATCCCCACCAACTGAAGATGAGCCAGATGTTGTCCCAATTGTTGCATAAGCAGTTGTAGATGCGTTGGC